GCCATCTAATGCTTACTATTTAAGGCATTCTTTAGGCTATACAAATAAATCACCTGACGAACTTCAAATTGAACAATCTGATGTTGGCACTGATTACGAACCATATGGACACTTTAATGATTATTTTCGTATTTATTTTGATAAAATTATCAATGTAGAAATTAACGCATCTGAACTTAAAGGGTTGTCTAATTCAGTTAACTTGTTTAACTCTGTAGAAAGAGTAGCATATGGTGCTTCTAATCCTACCTATTACTGGTCTAATTATATTGCTGTTTCTGAGGGTGATGTTGTTAGGCGTAACTATGGTGGTGTAAAATATTGGGGCATTTATGATAGTAATAAAGACGTAATTAATGAATATATAGCTGGTTCATCCGAATATACAGTTCCTGCTGGAGTATCTTATATCAGATCAGTATATGAGGATATAATTGAAGATGATTTAATGATTACAGTTAATAATGAGATTCCCGCTCATTATGTAAATTACGGTTTAATTTTTGACGCCCCTTTATTAACAGAACATACTTCAAATAAAAATGTTGCAAATGGATATGTAGGGCTTGATGAAAATAGTAAAATAAAAAAAGAATTCATTGATAGTAATATATTTCCTTTTTCAGGCAAAAAATTAGGTGCGCTTGGAGATTCAATTACATATGGTTATGTGCCAAGAAATTCTTTAGACTTTGACTATCCGGGTGTTTTAGATTCATACGCAAAAATTGCAGCAGCAAGGTTGGAAATGGATTTTTTAAATTATAGCGTATCTGGCACTTTACTTTCTGACCATTTTTTAACTCGTTACCTAACAATGGCTGATGACCTCGATATTATTACAGTGCTTGGCGGCACTAATGACATCAGAAATAGTGTTCCATTGGGTGTTATGAGTGATAGAAATGCTTCAACATATTATGGAGCATTACATTTACTTGCACAAGGTTTAATTGATAAATACATCATTGCAAATGACCTATTAGGCAGCGTTGTAAATACACAAGCTTCGGATGCTACAAATCCGCAGATTGATACAATTACACTTTCAGGTTCTAAAGGCGACTGTTATATTAGAGGTACTGCTGACTTAGTTAAATTACTTACTTTTAATACAAGTTTATCACAAACGGCATCTGATTTTGTGACAAATTATGCAGCTGATTATGCAGCAGAAGGGATTACTATCACAAGCTCAGGAGCTGATATAATTTTTACAGCACAATTAGATAATATACCATTTACATCTCCTGTTGTATTGCCGGGAAAACCTAAAGGTATTGATAAGAAAATTGTTTTTATCACGCCTATAAAATTGGGCAATTCTTATGGAACTACTTATGGTGGTTATACAATACAAGATTGGGGTAATGCAGTTAAGGAAGTAGCTGATTATTATTCGTTACCTTGTTTTGATGCGGAAAGTTTATCAGGGATTAATCCACACATAAATAAAACTTTGCAAGGTTGGCAAGATGGACATACAAGTATGTATAATCCACTTATACCTGATGGCACACACCCATCACAGGAAGGCCATGAAATATTTGCAGATGCGTTTGTTGGGTTTTTAAAAACATTATTCTAATATGTTCCACTCCCTCACCATCCTATTCCACAGCATCCTTAGCAAGATGCAAAACCTTAGCTGGCAGAGTAAGGCATTTGCTTTTGTGTTTACTTTTTTTGCGCCATTATATAGCTTGCTGGTGCTTATTTCGGCGCTGTTGCTTGTAGATATGCTTACAAGTATCTATTATCAGATGCGCGAGGCTGCTAAAGAAGGGAAGGGGCGGGCTGATAAGTTTAACCGCTCTGTGCATATCATCCAAAGCGGTAAGCTGCGCAAAACAGCCGAAAAGATGTTTTTCTATTCTATTTTTATCCTCGTGGCTTACCCTATTGATACCATTGTGTTGCAGATAAAACCGCTCACAAACGTGGATGGCATTTCGGCTATCAGCGCTTTTAGCCTTACCAATTTTGCAGCTTTGCTTATCTGCCTGGTCGAGATTACAAGCATCGCGGCTAATGTTACTAAAATTACCGGCAACCCTGTTTTTGAAAGGATCGTAAAGCTGTTTAGCAAAAAAGCACACAAACAATTAGATATTGAAGAAGATGAGAAAAATTGATTATATCGTAGTGCATTGCACTGCCACGCTTTCAACGGCTTCGGTAGAGGCTATAAAACGATACTGGAGCGAGGTGCTTGGATGGAAAAACCCGGGTTATCACTACCTGATAGAAGCCGATGGAGAAACGCACAAGCTTCAGGATGAAGAAAAACTGGCCAATGGCGTAAAAGGCTACAACCACAATAGTATTCATGTAAGCTATGTGGGCGGCGTAGATGCTGAAGGCAAACCAATCGATAACCGTACGTACCAGCAAAAAGCAGCCTTAATAGGGCAGCTTAAGTTTTTAAAGCGAAAATATCCAAACGCTATCATCCAAGGGCACTGCGATTTTCCGGGCGTAAAAAAAGCCTGCCCCAGCTTTGATGCAAAAGCTGAGTATAAAAAAATAGGTGAGATTGGTGATCTTGACCCAAAAACAGAGAAACGCTTATGAAATATCAACTTATAGGTTTAGTTTTCTTCGCGCTGCTAATGAGCAGTTGTGTAACGCAGAAGCGTTGCGAGCAGAAGTTTCCACAGCAGATCATTACAATTGATTCTGTTATCACCAAAACGGAAACCATTTACCGCGATACCACCATTTTTATTGAGCTTCCTGGCGATACCATCCGCGATACCATCACCGTTGAAGTGGTTAACGGCATCGCCAACAGCCGGCCTTCCATCCATGAAACTGATTTGGCCTGGTCGATGGCGCAAGTGGTTAACGGTTTTTTGCGGCATGAGCTGATACAAAAAGATAGCACACTTGCCCGTGTGATTGAAAATGCCATCCGCGAAAGCGCAACCACAACCGAAAAAAATAAGATACAAACTAGAATTGTAGAGAAAAACTACATCACCGGCTGGCAGTGGTTTCAAATCTGGCTTGGCCGCCTGCTGATGGCACTGGCTGCTATGTTTGTGGGTTATGTAATTATCCGTTCACGCCTAAAACTCCCTTAATATGATCCTACTCGAAGCCAACAGCGAATTCCTGGAAATCAACACCCGCGATCTGAGTTTTAACATCACGGTGCGCAGCCCCTTTTTTGGCTACCTGAGTAGTTTTGTGTATAACTTCACCATACCCTACACGCCCCGCAATGCGCGTATCTTCAAGTTTCCGGATAGGCTGAACCGACTAAGCAAAACCCAAGCCACCTGCCCTGGCCGCATCCTTATCGACGGCCTCGAAGTAGCATCCGGCACCTGGCAGGCACAGGCACACGGCGAGCAATTCATCGAAGTGGCCTTCATCTTCGTGGCTGATAACTTCATCACCGCCCTCGATCAGGTGCAGATCCCTGATCTTTTTGATGAAGAAATCACCGTTGCCGACATCATCGCCCACGTAGAAGACACCGCCGAAAACAAAGTATATCCCGAAACAGAATACCAGTTTCCGAGTGTGCATGCGCCGGAGTTTTATGGGGGGAAGAATGAGAATTTTAAAGGGATCATCAATAACTTTGAAAGTGGCGAATTTTACAGCAACAGCATAATTTTCAACACCAATACAATTGTGCCAATGTTGTATTTGTTTGCCGTGCTCAATCGCATCTGGGAAGCCAGTGGCTATTCGGCTAAGGGTAAGATTTTTGAGGATGCCATGCTGCAAAAATGCCTGCTTTTTAATAATTATGCCCTTGACAATTTGCACGATGTGCGATTTTTAGGTGAAGCCGAAAACCTGATGGTAACAGAAGCCGATTTTTTTGTGATCGACTGGGATGAAGTGGAAGACAATACCAATCGCTATGCCAATGGCTTGTACGAGATTGCCATCGAAGGTAATTATGAAGTAATTGTGAATATGAATTTTACAACTGCCGACAAAACAAAGGTTTATACTTATATAATCCAACTCGAACATCAGCCTTTGGCTGGTGGCAACACGGTAACAATTGGCGATCCGCATACTGGCACAACAGATTTTGATCCTATACCTTCTGTTTCATTTGTTGAACAGGCAAATGATCTTGGAATTGGCACTTTGTTTGTAACTATAAAGTTATACGAATGGGCAAATTCTGGAGCTGGTTATTATGATGTTGAAATACTTACAGGTAGCGTTATCATTCGTAAAATGGATGAGTTAGGTATAAATATTTTTCCAAACACGTTCAATCTAAAAAATCATGCACCCAAGTTTGCTGCAATTGATTTTGTGAAAATGTTTTTTGAAGAATATCAACTTTTTCCGGTATTTGATAATGTGAGCAAAAACATTCAACTCTTATCGCTTAATGATGTGATCAGTAGTGCACAGCAGTTTAATTTATCGGAAGGTTTGCTGCGCGAATCGATTCGCGTTGAGCAAAATACATACAACGGCCTGCGCCTTGCTTTTGATTTTGGCGATGATGATGATCAATACTTTACGCCAGACAGGATAGATTATGAGGTAGATTCGTTTGCCGATCTGGATGACATGCTTATAAAAGAGCATGAAGTTTATTTTGTAAAATCATTGCAGGCTTATTATCAATTGATAACTGTTAAAAAAAATGAAACATTAAATACCAGTTGGGCTGTAGTTAGTCATAAATCGCTTCCCTACATTGATGGTAATGGTGCAGATGAACGTACACTTAAGTTTGCACCATGCATGATGCGTAATGTCGAAACGCTTTTAGACGATCTTCCACGCTCGATGCCTACTGTTTTAGGCCAGGGCACTAGTAAGGCTTATGAAATGGTTAACGACTGGCCGCTCAGGGTGATGTTTTATGCTGGTTATGGTGTAGGTGCAACAGGCACAACAGACACTTATCCATTTGCTACTACAACAATGTATGACACACAGGGCAATGCAGTATTTGATTACAACTATAACGCTGATGCCATACTAGCTAATTTTTGGAAAGCCACCCTTGATTTTTTAAAGACCAGGCTAAAGATAGAGTTTGATCGCACCTTAACCCCTTACGAATTAAAGGTGCTCGATCTTGCCCGGCGGCAATTCTTCCAGGATGCACACATGATTATTGAAGAACTTTATATCGAAGTGAATAAAGAATTGAGCAGTGGTAAGGTGCGCGGATGGGTGTTATAGGTTTAGGCCGTTCAAAAAATCAGGCTTAAAATTGCTGATCTTTTCTGATCGCTCGCCAAAATGCCGCCACACATATTTTATAGTGCTTTCGAAACGCTTATGCCCCAGGTGCGACATCAACTCTGCCAGCGATGCCCCAGCCTCCATCAATTTACCGGCACCGGTATGTTTGAAAGAATAAAAGGTATAAGTTTCGGGCAGATCAAGTATTTTTTTCACAGCACTAAATTTCCGGTTAAAATAGTTTACGCCCACCGCATCAGGACCCGGCTTGCCGCCACGGCCAAAAATATAGTAATCACCAGGATAGCGATCCAAATGCCATTTGCTTGCAATTTCGACCAGTGCTACTGGCATCACTACCACACGCTGATTCACCTTCGAAGTTTCGGCACGAATAAAAGCCACCTGCTTTACAAGATCAACGTCCTGGCATTTCATTAAACGAAGCTCCTGATTTGGCCGGCAGAGCAATAGCAGTTGAAACAACGAAGCTAACATCAATTGAGGATCTTCGCCGGCAACATAATTAAGGTAAATCCGCATATGTTCGTCGGTCATGGGGCGCGAACTTTTATCAACGAGCTTCACCGCGCGAGGCATGTGATGTACTGGATTCTCATCAATCAGCCTCAATTCCTTAAAATACCTGAACATTACAAATAAGGTCTGGTTGTATTTTGCCACTGTACGCTTATCTAGTTTACGTTTATTGATCAGAAACATCATGTATTCGCGGATAATACTTTGATCAATCAGCGCTATGATCTTATTGTCATGGCCATGCTTTTCGAGCCATGCCCTAAAGTTTCGCACCTTACTTTGATAGCTTGAGAAAGTTTTGGGCTTTACATCTGCCTTCTTGTATTCCAGGAAATCGCTAAAGTATTTACGAATATGATTGTTATCGTTCTTATCCTTACCATTCAGCTCGCTTATTTGAAAGTAATCGGTTTGGTCCTGGTAGTCGAAAATTATCTTATCCGACCATGGCCGCCATCCAGCTTTTAAATTATCAGTAAGATTGCTGATGATCTTTTCGGCATGCTTTTCAACGTCGTGCTTTGATTTCAGTTTTCTAAAACCTTTATACACCCTAAACTTTTGAAGTTTATTCAAACGAGGGTTGAAGCATCTGAATTCTACGTAATGACCACCCACCTTGCTTGTGACAAGGTAGGGCAGTCTTACATCAACTTGATATCTCATAACGCACACTTTTTGAGCGTCCCCACGCCTATTTTGTATGCTTTTTGATCAAGTTTCTTTTTCGACCATTTATAAAACCCTGATATGTAGAGTTTTACAAAAGCTTGTGGAGCTGGAGGGATACTACGCTCTTTCATTTAACTTCTTATTAATTAATACTTTATAATTGCCCTATTTGGTACATTTTAAACTATAAGGAAATCTTTTGGTTTATTTTTCGTCTTGTAGCTCTTGTTTTATAATATCTCTTAAAAAGGATATTTCGTCTTTTAAATGTTTGTTTTCTTCTTTTAGCTGTTCGAGCAGGTCTTTTCCATAGGGTGGCATTGGTTCTTCTACCATCTGTTCGTCATTAAGCCATTTATTTCCTATGTTTTTGAAAAACCAATTCAGGTTTAAATCTGGATATGACTTGACCAATCGGTCAATTACTTCCATATCCATACTACCCTTTTTTTTTATCCTGGATAAAGAAGATGCTGCAATTCCTAATTTTTCCGCAAATTGATAATTGTGTTTAAATAGTTCATTTGCAAGAAGAAAGAAGCGATCCATGTAATTAAAATTGACCATTCGGTAAATTTTATGTTAAAAACACTTGACAAATTGACTAGATTGTTTACTTTTGTATCTCAATCGTGTTACATTTGTGCCACAAATGTAACACAAAAGTAAAGCTTTGTAAATACCATAAAATGAGTAATAAATGGCTTCCAAGATTCTAAGAGAAAAAAAAGAGGTGATGAGAAACATGCGCTGGACTACTACCGAAATGCGTATGATCAATAAACACCTTCGTAAATACAAACTGGCATACAGCGATTTAGTTCGTCGTGCCGTTTTAAATATCGTGAAAGATGAAGATTGAAATTTTTACCAGCAGCGACGGCCTGGACCTTGTTGCAAACACCGGCGACACTTATCGTGTAATTACAGAAAATGATTCCGTAGTTCGCTTAATTAGTAAACTTATTCAGAAGAATTATCCTAAGGCTGATAATCGCTTAAAGGCAAAATATAGTGATGAGTTTAGCCGCGTGAGAAGATTCTGCAAATGCAACTTCTCCAAAAAAGACAATATCCCTGATATTTATAACAGGCAGTTCAATTTTGAATATGTTGATTGCCCCCTGCGTGGCGAATGCGAAGATGAAAATATCATCTGTAATCCTACTTTCGACTCCGGGCTCACGCTGCGCGAAACTCAGATCGTTAAAGAATTTGCTAAAGGCCTACAGGCAAAAGAAGTTGGCTATTCGCTTCGCATTACCACGCGAACTGCCGAAACACACCGGCGTAATATTTACGCTAAATTAGGTATCAATAATACCGTAGAGCTTGTTAACTGGGCTCACAATCACAATCTTACTATTAATTAATTAAGCGCGTCCCCACGCCCGTAATGTATGCTTATGAAATCTAGTGATTACATTTCCAGAACAATTGTTGTCAGTTCAGACAACCAAAAACAAGCTTATTTTGCTGGTTTAATTACCGAACGGTATTTCACGCGCGAGATTTGCGAAATGGATGCCGCTTCTTTGCTTTCTCTTAATTTTGATGCTTGCAACGATCAAACAAAAGTGATCGTGATAAACAATTGCAGCATCGATCATTGCCGTATGCTTCAGGATATAGAAAGCATTTCGGTTGTAAATCCCCTTTCAGAAATATATCCCCAGCTCGTTTGCCTTTTAAATAACGACATCACCCGCAACGAGCTTCCGCAGGATCCATACTTCAATGCGAAGTTTGTGATTGTAAGAATATGACTTGACACATTTTGTCAAATAATTAAACGATTGTTTAACTGAGCGTCCCCACGCCTAATTTGTATCTTATGAGCACAGAAATCAGAAAAGTACACGACGGTTTTGTCGTTAATTCCAAACACGTAATCGCCTACGGTACTTACATCCCTCCAATTAATTTGCAATCGCTTTCCGAAGCAGAACGCAACAGCCTGATGAGCTTCATCCGAAGCCTGCAACGTGTAAAAATCCAAAGTACAATCCAAAACACGCCTGCTTTATGAATACCAGCACAAAACCCAAATTTGGCCAGTTGATCTGGATCGAGAACGGCACCGGCCGCGAAGTTGTAATTAAAACAGGCCAGTTTGCATTGCTCAACTTTCATCAAAAGGTTATTAAAGCTGAGCCTCAGTATACCAACGGAAAGTTTAAAATAACCTACTAAGCCATGCTGCTACTAATTGTTACAGGCTTTACATGCCTGCTGGGATTGTATTCCCTTGTAAAAGCTGCACGCCGTGCACCCGAGCTCGATGTTGATGAGCAATATTTTATTAATCACAATAAAATTGATAAGCAATGAAAGATCATCCAATTATTTTTTCCGATGAAATGTACCAGGCTATTCTTGATAGCCGGAAAACACAGACAAGGAGAATAGTAAAAAAAGTTCCTAAAAAGCTTGATTTAAAAGAGCTTTATGAATATAGTTCTTCTTATATTCATTCTCAATGCCCCTACGGCCAACCCGGTGATCTGCTTTGGGTGCGCGAACGAACAATAGAGATTGAATACAGGCATTATCACGACCTTAAAGATGAAGGTAAAAATCCTGGCTTATTCCTTTACAAAAATGATATCAGCCCTTTTGCTTATAATGTTTTACAACTGAAATATGGTTATGACAATTGGAAATCTCCAATTCATATGCAAAAGGATGCTGCCCGCATCTGGCTGCAAATAACTGATATACGTGTTGAACGCCTTCAGGATATTTCTGATGAAGATGCTATTGCTGAAGGTATTTTAAAAGTTGGCACTCATCGCTACAAAAATTACCTTAAAGATTTAAACGATGAGTACTTTCTTTCACCGCTTACATCCTTTCGATCATTATTTGAATCAGTTAACGGTGAACAGGTATGGTATCAAAATCCCTGGGTGTGGGTAATTTCCTTTAAAGTGTTATCAACTAACGGCAAACCTCAAATATAGATCCCCCATGCTACAAATCCCACATAAATGGCTTACAACGCATCTCTATTCTATGATTGTTTTTCCGAAAGGAGAATATAACCTGGAGCGCGACGAAAATAATAAACCCCTGCCTTTTCTGATTGTGGATCCCGATACTAAAAAAGCTGTTAAGGTTGAATATGTAGATTTTTTTGAATTTACAATCAATAAACTTCCTGATCTGCTCACCCGTACAGCTTTTGGCATAACAGCCAAAACCATGGCCGCCTACATCGCTAAAAAATATCCGGCCACCCGTACGCACGAAAATGTAATCATAATCTATATGGGTGTGAAAAAGATATGAGGTACATTGATCAGGAGAAAATTTACGAAGCCACCGATCGCGGGCTTACCATTTTTCAACACTACTTCCCTGGTGTTGATCTAACGAATAATAGAACTTTCGTGAAAGCCCGCGACGAAAAAACACCATCAGCCCGCGTTACTTATTATGATCAGTATTATCGTATCACAGATTTTGGAAACCAACAAGAACTCAACTCGGCTAAGGCTATCGAGTTTGTGATGTGGCGCGAAGGCCTCACCTATTACGATGCACTCAGGTTTATTGAGGATGTGATCCTGAACCGCCGTATCGAAGGCCAGGGCTTTGTGCGTAGTAAATACCAGGCCGAATATAGTTTTCGCGAAATGGAACCGACTGATAAAAAAGGTCAGTACAATTTTGTGTTTAAATCGGAACCAGATGCGGCAGACCTCGAGGCAATTGGCCGCTATGTGGATGCTGATCTGCTGGCTGAGTTCAATTGCCGTGTAGTGGAGCAATATGAGTATTGCGGCACAAACAAAAAGCTGAAACGCGATGTGGTGCATATCTACAAATCTACTAAGGATTATCCGATATACCTTTTTGATTATGGCCAGTTCAAAAAACTGTATCGCCCACACGAAGAGAAGAAAAATTACCGCTTTTTGTATATCGGCAAAAAACCTACCAACTATGTTTTTGGCCTTGATAGATTAAAGAGTAGTGTAAACGAACTGGTTGATGACGAAACAGGTGAGATTAGGCAGGATGTTTCGGAAGAAAAACAAAAGGCCAAGCTAAAACATATCTTCCGCTGCACCGGCGAATCAGATGCACTAAACCTTGCCTCGCTGGGCTTTCATGTTTATTGGTTAAACAGCGAAAGTGCTGATCTGGATTATGATACTTTTAAGGAAATTGATGATCTGTGCCTTAGTCATTACCAAATCATGGACCTTGACCGCACCGGTAATAAGTTTGCCTACGAAAATGCGCTCAAGCATATCACCATGTTTAATGTTGAGCTGCCAATATGGTTGAAAAAACACAACGATTGGCGCGGCAATCCCTGTAAAGACCTCAAAGACTTTATCAATATTGCCGGATCAGAAAAAAGCGCTACCGAATTTGAATTCCTGGTGCTGGTGCGCAATGCCAGGCGTGTAAAGTTTTGGGATAAGGTAACAGATCCCAAAACCAAACGCGTAAACTACAACATCAATATGGAGTTCTTCTTTTTCTTCCTGAAGGTGAATGGCTTTTACCAAATGGAAAGCACTTACCACAAAAAAGCCGGTTATTGCTACGCACATATCGATGGCAAGGTTGTTACGCTGATCCATCCTGATGATATCAAACGGCGCGTGAAACGCTTCACCAAAAACTGGATCAAAAGCCGCAAGCTGCTGGATGGCATTGCCGTTCTCAACAAGATCAACACCAGCGCCCAGCTTACCGAAAGCACGATCGAAAGCATTGAAATGATCGAGCTGAGTTTTAAAAACTATGATCGTTTTACGGAATATATTCACTTTAAAAATGGCAGTATTAAGATTACCCAGGATTCAATTGAGCGCGTCAATCATGAGGATCTGCCTAACTACATCCTGGGCGAGCTGAAAGTAAGTAACGAACCGATCAGTCATTTGATTAACCGTGACGTGCGTGTGTTTAAAACGCCTGCTATCGAAGTAAACGCTACGCCCGAATACCAGGCTTTGATCGATAAGCTCGAAAAAACTACTGACGAATCCCAACGCGAAAAACTAAATGCTGATCTGGCTGCTTTTGACGACCTGAATAAATACACAGTTACGATCAACGATAACGATTTTATTTTTGTGAAATTCCTGCGTGATATTTCGCGCATACATTGGCGCAAAGAGATCGAAGATAAACAAGAGCTCTCTGACCTTGAACGCAAGGAAGAAAACCTGCAGCTGGCTAATTTACTCTTTGTGCTTGGCTATCATTGTGCGCAGTATAAAGATCCTGGTAAGCCCTGGCTAACCTTCCTGCAGGACAACAAGGTGATGGACATTGGCACTGCATCTGGACGTTCGGGTAAGTCGGTTTTTTCTAAAGCTCCGCATTACGTTAGGGCAGGATTTTATAAAGGTGGCAAGGAACTCAATGACAAAAACAAATACCAGTTTTTTTATGATGGCTTCACCGAGTTTCATGATTATATCGAGATCGACGACCTGCACGAATATGCCGATTTTGGTTTCTTCTACACACAGATCACGGGAAAGCGAGAAGTAAACCCCAAGAACTACAGCCAGATCACCCTCGATTACGAAAACTCAGGCAAAATGCTCATCAGCTCCAACTACGAGCTTCAGCATATGGATGCCAGCACCGTTGGCCGTTTGCTCAACGCTTCCGTATCTGATTATTACCACCAGCAAAGTAAATTCAACGACTACAAAGAAACCCGATCGCCACTGGATAAATTTGGCCGCCGCTTGTACGACGATTTTACGCCAGAAGAATGGGTAAAATTCTACAACCTGATTGCTTATGCCATCCAGTTACAGATGCGTTTCCATAAAATTCAGCCGCCCACAGGCAACCTCGAAAAACGCCAGCTGCGCCGTATCATGGCACAAGGCCTTGGCCGCGACGAAGAATTTTTCCGCTGGGCTAATGACTATTTTATTTTGCAACACAAACATTTTGAAACAGGCTATTCTCCTGCCGAAAATGGATACCTGGATACTTATATCATCCGCGATAATGCCTTCGAAAACTTCACAGCAACGCTTACCAATAAGCAGCGCAACGAGTATAAATCGGGCAAGTTTAAAAAGCACCTCGAAGCCTGGTGCGAATACCACGATCTGGAGCTTAACCCACTTAGGGTATGCACCGACACCACCAACAAGCGCATACTAAAATCGATTGACAATCGCACCCGCGAAGTGATCTGGCTAAGCAAAAAAACTATCGAAGCCGATAAGTTGATTATCCAGGCACCACCCGAACCGGATGACGCAATGCCATTCTGATACCCTTTAACCCCTATCAGACAAACCCATCAACTCATAAACCCATAAACCCAAATGACACACCACCACATCGATAGCATAGTAGGCCGGCACTTCAACAGTCATCCAAGCATCTTCAAGCAGCAAAGCCGCGAAGTGGATCTGTTTTTGCCTCGTGCCGCCGCTATGACGCTTTGCCGCGAGCTGCTGCATTATTCACTCAAGCGTATCATGCGCTGCTATGGTAAGCGCAGCCACGGCACAGTGCTCAACGCTATTTATGCCGTAAACAATGCCCTGCTTACCAATCGCGATTTTCGCGAAAAATACAACAATGCCCGCGATGAAGCTATTGTCAGCAAACGCAAAACCAAATCGCGCTATAACCTGCATTATGGTGTCAGGCAAAAACAATATCGCATTGATAGCCGCGAGCGCACCATTTCTGTTCCGGTAGCACAGGCTTCCATGGCGCAGCAGGATCAGCAGCTCAACCGCCTGATGAACGAATACAATTACATCATTCAACTTTCAATATTTTAATCATGAAAACAAAGTATATCAAAATCACAACAGAACTTATCGAATGCCGGGCATGTTTAGGCAAAGGATATAAAGATGAAAATTTTTATCATAATCAAGTCAAGCGTTGTAAATGCTATTTGTGCCATGGCACTGGTAAGCTTGAAGCTGAGAAACATATTGATGTAACAAATGAAATTGAATCATTACAACAACAGCTTGAAAATTAAAAGTACAACTATTCAGATAATCATTAAACCTATACTCACATGAATACGATCAGCCCCTATGTAGCGCCTATTATTCAGTATAAAAACTATTCTACAGATGATATATTAACAATCATTGCTGAATATTACAGATATCCTGTTAAAATTATTCTTTCATCGCGTAAGTTTCAAACTGTGTCAAAACCAAGACACATTGCCACTTATCTTATATCAACAATGATCAGCTCAAAGCTGGTTTATTTAGCAGAAACTATGCAGCGCGATAATAATAGCATACAAAGAAGCATAAAACGCTGCATATATCTGTATAAAACAGATAAAAACTTTCAATTAGATTTTGATAACATCATTGATAGCCTTGATATTACAATTACAATGAGATGTCACATTTATAAACGATTAAAATTTTAACAGACATGTACTTTGAACGTGCATTAGCAGTTTATTAATTGAAATATTACGTAATAAATTAATTCTAGAGATGGAAAATAGAAAAAAACTTTATCGAGTCACCCTTAAAGGGATGCATTACAACACAGGAATTGCTTATGGGCATAGTTATGTTATCGCTGAGAATTCAGACGAAGCATATCAAAAAGTTTTAAATTTTCTGAATGAAAACAACTTAGGGTTTTCTAAAGACAGGGAACTCGATAAAGTTGAATTGATTGCAGATAGTTATCGTTACACAAATGTTGGTTGCATGTTGCACTTATAATTGTGCATAACGCATCGCAGGTATGAAGCGGCCTGTGTTGCGCCTGCGGCAGGCTGATTTATACCTGCTGTTATCGCTTCGGTTTTATTGTTTAATCTTCTAAAAATAAATTATATGAACGAATTACAGACATTAATGAATGACATTTCTGAGTGGTCAGATGCCACTTTTGGAGATGGTCAAAGAAATCCAGCAATAGTTTACCATTTAAAAAAGGAAGTGGATGAACTTATTGAAGCATTGCACAAATTAAATGCTTTAGGTGCTGACAACTCGGTAGGGGTTGGTGAGTTTAAACGCCAGTTAAATAATGCAGAAATGGAATTTGCTGACTGCTTTATGCTATTGCTGGATTCCGCACATCACTTTAGTTTAAGTGCTGAGCAACTTATCAATTTAACTCGTGAAAAACTCGGAGTTAATAAGGCTCGGAAATGGGGCAAACCTGATGCTAATGGAGTTGTCGAACATATAAGGGATGTCGCTTCTTAAACTGAGCGATAACGAGTGTATATACGCAACTCAATTAAGTTGCCGTATATGCGTGTGTTATGATTGATCAAGTCACAGGGTAGATATACGCAACTACAAACACACACTTGCTGCATCATCCCTTATCAGCAAAGCGCTATAAAACAATCGTGAGCCGACAGGCGAATTCCTTATTTTTTATCTCCTTGAGCTTGCCATTTTCGCATCACAAAAGACTGTTTTTCGTGTGCTCATTTCCATCAAGCCCCGCACCTGCGGGGCTTTTTTTTTTGCGCTTCGATTTTTGCAAACCCCCATCCCCTTAAATCTTCAATTTATTTTGTAATTTGTAATTTATAAGGTTAAAAGTATAGCATTCAATAAATTACAGCATTACAAAAAAATTACAAACTGAAATAAATTTTGTAATTTTTTCAAGTTTGTAATGAAAGCTACATCGGTTTGCAGCCTTCGAGCAGGATCATTACAAAATTTGTAATTTTTGTGCGGCCTGATATTCAGTACTTTAATTTTGCATTACAAAATTTAAAAACAAGTTTGTAATTTGTAAGGTGTTTGAATTTCAATAACTTAAACCACTTAAAACACCCTGCATTACAAAATTTTTGCGTTTTTCAGTATTTAAGTGCGAGGTCTGCACCAATTTCTAAACCAAGATGTCAATAACAATTTACCGAAAAGACAATTTTTGAGTTTATTTTTGTAGTGTCAACCTTTAATATAGCGTCACCATGTCCAGCTTAATCACGGTAGATCTTCCAATCAAACCTTACCTGGTAAAATACCTGATCCGCAAATCAACCAATAAGGCCATTCCGCTCAGGTTTCCAAACAAACATTATTTCAACTTGCTGCTTAATAACCTTGTCACTAATTACAATTCACTCAACTGCATTCCTCTAGAGGATAAAGACAATGTAATCGAATACTTTAAAAGCAGTTCGGTAATGCCAGGAACGATATCAATCATTTTGCCTTACAGAATAGCTAAAGATCCAAGGGTGTACAACTACTTATCAGTTAATGCAAAAAAGAAGTTCAGAAGCGAGGTGCGTATGACTTTTAATATTGAGTTTTCGCAATACCTGATCAAGCATCTTCGGCTCAATATTCAACGCCTTCAGATATGCGAAAACTTCAAAAAACATTACAACATTACCGAAGACGAACTCAAAACCGAAACAATTTACCGCTATTCAAGTAGATTACTCGAAGAGCTTTAATTTATATATCTGATTATCAAATATATAAAATATACAATTTTTTCTTTCTACTTAAACGTTCAATTTGTCCTACACTATGTCAGTCACAAAATCAAATCATTTAGCAGCTGTTATCACCAAAGTGATGTATCAGTTTGCACACAACATCGACAGCTTTACAGTTGGCCAATCGGTCAATCATCGCCTGGTAACTTTTAAATCGGGTGCCGATTGGCTTCAGTTTTATTTTTCGCCTGGCACTGCTGTTTTTTCAGAACCAAAACAAGATTCGATGCATGGCCCTGCTTTTAATCAAACACTTGAGCTCAAAACGCCTGGAGATATGGCCGAAAGCTATCCCGAACTTGATTACCTTGATCAGTTTCCGGTTATTGTAAAGTTCACCTATAATAATGGATTGGAAAAAATAATAGGATCCGAAAACGTTCCGGCCTTATTTGAAAATAATTTTGGTTCATCAAACGAAAAAACAGAATCCACAGTAAGGTTCACATGCCTATCAACCGTGCGCTCATTTATTTACCAAGCCGAAGAGATTGAAGAAATAGTGCCACCTATAGAGGATTAACCGTCCTTTCACTTCCGGCAGTACACCTATAATATTGTATGATAATTTTAAAAACCTGGCTGTCATGTACATCGATAGGCTGTCTTTTCAGATACTCAGAGCAACCTGGGCGCTCGAGCCTCGCTTGGCTTTGAGCTTTCACGATTTTGTAAGTAAGTTGTTTGCCCGGCAGTTTTCGGCATCCGAAATCCAGCAAGAAGTTTTTGGCGGTTATTTCTTCACAGAAAATGGCGATCGTATTTATATGTTCGAATACGATGAAAATTCGGGCAGGGTTTCCAATTTCGATAAAGCGCCAAAAGGCAGTGTGGCCGTTATTCCGCTCAAGGGCGAAATGCTAAAGGAAGATACCCTGTGCAGCTATGGCACCGAAACCATTGCCATGGTGATGCGCGAAGCTGCTGCACATGATAACATAAGAGCTATTGTGATGGATGGCGATTCGGGAGGTGGGGCCGTTGACGCAATTGCTCCACTCCTGGACGCCAGAAATTTTGTAAAACAACAAGGCAAGCCAATAGTAGGACTGGGTGATCTTATTGCTTCTGCTGCTTACTATTTTTATTCGAGCCTCGATGAAATCATTGCATCCAATGATATCAGCGCCTCATTTGGATCTATCGGCGTAATGGTTTCTTTTGCCGACGTGCAGCCTTACTACGAAAAGCTTGGTGTGAAATTTCATACCATCTATGCCCCTGAAAGCGATGCAAAAAATTCACCTTTCGAACTGGCATTAAAAGGCAATTACGACCTGATTAAAAAAGAAATGCTTTCGCCATTGGCGCGAAAATTTCAAAATGCTGTGCGCGAAAACCGTGCTGGCAAAATCGACATCAAGCAAAAAGGGATTCTTAACGGGAAAATGTTTTATGCCGATGATGCCGTGCGTTTTGGCCTTGCCGATGGTATTGGCAATTTCA